GCCTTCAAACATGTACGCAGCGTGACGTGCCACGTGGCGCAAGCGCCGGTTACGGCGAGTTAGGAGATGGGGCGTGGCTGACAGCGAGGCGCTGCGGTCGCGCCGTAAGCGCGCTCACGCGGCGGGCGATCACAGCCTGTGCCGCCGCTGCAAGGCGCTGACCCCGGCGCTTCCCGCTCCTGCTGGTGGCATCCCGGCGATCCCGCAGGCCGAGGTAAAGGACGCAGAGACCGGGCTGCGCCAGCTCGCAGCCAGGCTGACGACGGCACACGAGGCGGATCCGGCTAATGCAATGGTCGCGCGGGAACTGCGGATGACGCTGCAGGTTCTGATGCCGAAGGCGGCTGCTGATGACGGTCTCGGCGAGCTGTACAACGCCCTGCGCGAAGCCTAGGTTCTCCACCCCGCTTACTCCCGGCCGCCTGAACCTGGCCCGCGGTATCGGGAAGGTCGCCGAGCTGCTGGGGTTCAGGACCGTGCTGGGCCCGGGGCTGATGCCGTGGCAGCACGAGATGAATGCCATCGCCACGGAGCTGACCCCGGACGGCCGGTTCGCCTACCGGCAGGTTGTGCTGGAGGTGATGCGCCAGCAAGGCAAGACCGTTGACCTGCTGGCGATGATGCTGGCCCGGGCCCTGCGCCGCCCGAACACTCAGATCAGCTACACCGCGCAGACCCGCCTGGACGCCCGGCACCGGCTGCTGGATGTGTGGTGGCCGCTAATCGAGGCGTCGCCGCTGCGGCAGCTGATCGAGGTGCGCAAGGGGTCGGGGTCCGAGGCGTACCTGTTCCGCAACGGGTCGATGCTGGGCCTGGTCAGCGGCACGCAGACCTCAGGTCACGGCGACAACCTGGACCTGGGCGTGATCGACGAGGCGTGGGCGCAGGCCGATGACCATCTGGAACAGGCGATGCGCCCGGCGATGATGACCCGTGATGCGCAGCTGTGGGTGGTCAGCGCGGCGGGGACGGACAAGTCGCCGTACTTCCGGGCGAAGGTCGAGGACGGCCGGGCCCGGGCGGCGATGGGCGTGACGGACACGGGCTGCTACATCGGCTATTCGGCGCCGGATGACGCGGACCCGGCCAGCCCGCAGACGTGGCGCGACTGCATGCCCGCGCTGGGGATCACGGTCACTGAGGAGACGGTGGCCGCGGATTTCTCGCTGATGAAGCTGCCGGAGTTCCGCAGGGCGTACCTGTGCCAGTGGCCGGAGGTGGCGAACCCGGGCTGGGATGCGATCGGCCAGGAGGCGTGGGAAGCATGCCGGGGCCAGGGCTGGTAACGGGGCAGGTGGCGTTCGCCGCGGAGATCAGCCACGGCTGCACGTGCCATGGCCGGGGCCGCCAGCATTGCGCGATCGCGGCGGGCTGGCGCCGTCCTGGCGGCCCGGTGGTCGCTGAGCTGGTCTGGTATGACCACCCGGCGGGCGCGGTGACCCGGATCGGGGAGCTGTACACCGCTCATGACCCGGTGGCTGTGGTGGTTGACCCGATGTCGCAGGCGGCGACGCTGATCCGCCCGCTGGCCGACATCGGCGTGCTGGTGATGCTGACAAAGCCACGGGACGTGGCGGTGGCGCACGGGGAGTTCATGGACCTGGTGAACGCCGGGGACCTGGAGCACCTGGGCCAGCAGCCGCTGACGGATGCGGTCCGCGCGGCGCAGCACCGGCCGCTGGCGGGTGCGCAGGCGTGGGAGCGGCGGGTTGACGTGGATCAGTCGCCGCTGGTGGCCGCGACGAACGCGGTGTGGGCGTTCCTGGGCTGGGAGGTTCTCTCCCAGCCCGGCACCTGGGACCTGTGAGAGGGAGCCTGATGCGTGTCACCGTGACGGCTCTCGTCCTCGCCGCGCTTGCCGCGCTGTACGGCGGGTGGCTGATCGGCCGGTGGGCGCTGGGGCTGGTGCTGATCGCGGTGGGCGCCGGGGTGGCGGCGTGGGCGGTGTTCGGCTATGACGACGGGCAGCCGTCGCCGCAGGCGGGCGAGATGCCGACTGTGGCCAGCATCCTTGAGCGGGAGCGGTACATCTCGTGAGGCTCTGGGACCGGATGGCCCGCCGTGACGCCGGGTTCTGGGAGGGCATGGCCAGCGGCGCGGCCGTGATGACCACCTCCTACGGCTCCCCGGACCGTGAGGCGGTCCTGCCGCAGTTCGCGTCCTGGGCGCAGAGGGCCCATGCGTCCAACTCGGTGGTGTTCTCCGCGTTCCTGCTGCGCATGCTCGTGTTCAGTGAGGCCCGGCTGTGCTTCCAGGCGCTTGACGACAAGCACCTGTTCGGTAACACGGATCTGTCGCTGTTCGAGCATCCGTGGGGCCCGGACTCCATCACGGGTGACCTGCTGGCCCGGATGGAGCAGGACGCGGGCATCGCCGGGAACGCCTACATCTGGGCGCCGCCGGGTGAGGGCCGCCTGGTGCGGCTGCGCCCGGACTGGGTGACGATCATCAGCGAGCTGGTCCGGGTCGACAACGGCACCGGTAAGCCGGGGTACTACCGCAACAAGATCGGGTACTGGTTCGAGCCGCCGAAGGTGGTCACCGATCAGGGCACGGGGTATTTCGTGCCCGCCGGTGAGGTGTGCCACTGGGCGCCGATCCCGGACCCGGCGGCGGACTTCCGGGGCATGTCGTGGCTGACCCCGATCGTGCGTGAGGTGGCCGGTGACGACGGCCTGACCGCGTACAAGATCAAGTACCTGCAGAACTCGGCCTCCCCGAACCTGCTGATCAAATACGCGGCGAAGCTGCAGGACGCGACCGTGGACAAGATCCGGGAGCGGCTGACGGCGCGGCACGGCGGCGTGGACAACGCGTTCAAGACCCTCGTGCTGGATCAGGGCGCCGATGTGACCGTGATCGGCAACTCCCTGTCGCAGATGGACTTCTCCAATGTCGCTGCGGCCGGGTCGGAGCGGATCCTGGCCGCGTCGATGGTCCCCGGCGTGCTGGTCGGCCTGGAGCCTTTGCGCGGCGCGGGCAAGGGCTACCAGGAGTCGATGCACAAGCTGGCGGACCTGTGGGCCCGCCCGCAGTGGCGGTCGGTGTGCGGGGCGCTGGGCCAGCTGATCACGGTCCCGGCGGGGAACCGGCTGTGGTTCGACACCGCCGACATCGCCGCCTTGCAGGACGGCGCACTCCAGCGCGGCCAGACGGCCCTGGTGAACATGCAGGCGGTGCTGACGGCGCGGCAGGCGGGTTACTCCCGGGAGTCGATCACCGTTGCCGTGACCTCGGGTGACATCACGAAGCTGGTCCCCGACCCGGCAGCGGTCCCGCCCGCGAACCAGCCGGTGCAGCACATGCTGCCGCAGGGCCAGCCGGGCGCGACGGCGACGCCGCTCCCGGCGGGCACCCAGTCCCGCCTGCCGACCGGCTCGGTGTCCCCGGGTGATGGCGGGAACAGCACCCGGCCCGCGCCGCAGCTCGCGTCGGTGCGCCGCGCTGAACCGGACCCCGCGATGCCTATGCACGACGGCGGGGACCAGATGTGCCCGGCGTGCGGTGCGAAGAACGGCCCGGACGCCCTGTACTGCTCCCAGTGCGGCGCTGAGCTTCCTGACGGCCCTGACGATGAGCCGGACGACGGCATGGACGGCATGGCCCGGTTCAACAAGATGCACGGCGCTCCCGGATCCGGGCACGGCGGCCAGTTCGTCGCGGCAGGCGGCGGCGGCGGGGCGAAGAACGGCACCAAACCCACGGGCGGCACCAAGACCGCCCCCGCGCCAGCTGGGAACGGCCACGGCGGCCACGCGGCGCAGAAAGCCGCGCTGCACGCCCAGGCAGTGCAGGACCGGGCCAAGGCCCGCCAGCTCGAGCACGAGCTGCACGTTCTGGAGCACCAGCATCACCTGGCCCACACGGCGGCGGTGAAAGCCGCGGCGCAGGCGAAGGCGGCGGGGGCGGGGAAGCATGTCGCGCACCACGCGGCGCACCACCGCAAGGCCCGGCGCAAGACGCACCGGGCGCATTCGCTGAAGGCCCGGATCGCGTCGCTGAAGCACCGGATCGCGACGCTGCGGAAGCAGGCCGATGAGCTGGACGCCCGGGCGGCGAAGCTGTGAAAGGACCCGGCGATGGCGGTATCTGAACTTCAGTTCGGTCACGGGTCGGAACTGTGGAAGTACTGGACCGCAGGCAAGGGCTTCGCGAAGTGGTCCGGCGCCCTCCACAAGTGGACGACCCTGCGCGACCTGCTGCTGAAGGCCGGTGTCCCGGCGCATTCGGTGGATGGCCTGACAACCAACATCATCATGGCGGTCATGCCGGGCTACATGAAACTGGCCCACGCAAAGACGGAACACGGCCGCGCTGAACTGGCCGCCGCGTCCATCAACGACCTGCCTGACTCCGCGTTCGCCTACATCGAGCCCGGCGGGAAGAAAGACGCCTCCGGCCGCACCGTCCCCCGCTCGCTGCGGCACTTCCCCGTCCACGACAAGGCCCACGCGGCGAACGCCCTGTCACGTGCACCGCAATCCCCGTTCGGCGCCAAGGCCATGCCGAAAATCAAGGCCGCGTGCAAGAAACTTGGAGTGCAGATGGCTGATGAGCCCGCGAGCCGCGCCGACGAGCAGGGCCCGGTGCCGTTTGTCCGCTCCTACCCGCTGGAGGACATCTCGATCCGCGCGGGCGGCGACGGCCGCACCGTCGACGCCTACGCCGCCGTGTTCGACACCCCCGCGCCGATCCACGACGCCGACGGCGACTACATCGAGGTCATCGACCGGCGCGCGTTCGACCGCATCCTGACGAAA